AAGTTCTTTAGCTGTTTTTTCTTCAGCTTCTTTATCGGCAAGTTCTTTAGCTGTTTTTTCTTCAGCTTCTTTATCGGCAAGTTCTTTAGCTGTTTTTTCTTCAGTTTCTTTTTCTGCTTTTAATTCGGCTTTAGTTTTGTAAGATTTTGCAACTTTTTCTTCAGTAGCAACCAATCCAGAAGTTTTAACCATATCTTCAAACATTGGATGAGCTTTTACTGCAGCAAATTGTTCTTTTGTAAGTTCATTAATGCCCGGCATTAATGTAACAGAACCAACGGTTGTTTTGAACCGAACGATATTCTTTACTCTATTTTCAATTTTCATAATACAAATTTGTTTAAGTTAATGGGAATTAAAAAGGGAAGATTTCTCTTCCCTTTTTAACCAACTAGATTCCAGTTGTATAAGACAATGAGTAAGGATAAAAAGCTCTAACACCACCACATCTAGCTTCCAAAATATTTTTGGTCGCAAGATTTTTAACTTGTGGAGCGTGAGGCATCAATCTAATTGGAAGAACACCTTCCAATTTGTCTTGTGCATTGTTGTAAAGCACAAAACCAGACTTAGTTCCATTTACGAAACCATTTTTCAATTGCTGTACCCATTCAACTTTCAAATTATATTCTTCTTCGATATATTTCAAAATTGATTTGCCTGAATACATAGTTGTGTCAAGTGCTTTTTTTCTAATTAAGTGATAATTAGTAGCATCAACCAACATAGTAGTAGGAATTTCATTACCGTTAGTCAAGTCAATCATATCATTGATTGCTTCTTCCACGTCTGCAAGGATATTTGCAGCAGTTTTAGTTGACCAAGTAGTAGTTGAACCAGAACCAGTTGCAGCAGCTGCAGCAGATGGAACAGATGCAGCATTAAACATACCTTTAATGTTATAAGCAACATCACCGAAACCAAGCATTTTTTCGATCTTTTGATCTAATGCTCTACGAGCAGCAAGGGCTTTGTTTTCAACTGAAGAACGACCAACTTGACCGAGCATTTTGTCTTTACGCAAATCTTGCACAGAATATAAATACGAAGTCGCAATTGATTTAATTCCATTAGTTACTTGATCGCCAAATACTTCGACAGTTTTGATGTCATCAGCAAAATCAGCAACAACAGCTGCTTCACCTGCAGAATCCAAGGTATCATAAGTATCAGTTTCAGCACCTTCAGGAATTGCACTGTTGATTGGTAGCAAGCCACCATTCAAAAGTTTTAATTCGTTATACTTAGGCTTAAATACTTGTTGACGAATAAATTCTAGGTTTCTAGCAAAGAAGAATGAATCATCTTTTTTAGAAATGCCTACTTGTTCGGCAGCTCTTTCGTAAGCTTTGAACTCTGGCAAAGAGGTATCAATTTTGAAGTCCTCGCCGTTGTCTAGTTTAAAAGTTTCAATAGTCATATTATTTTCTCCTGATTAAATTAAAGTTATGCTGGTAAATTCAACTCAAGAAGAGCAAGTGCTGGAGTACTAGTGGTACCGACAGCAGCGCTTCTGAATTTTCCACTTGCAACCGCTAGGTTACCAGAAGATGAATTTGTAAATTGACCTTGGTTTGCAGTGTTGCTCTTATCGTTATAAACGTAAGCATCTTCACCGTAAGCAACAGTTGCAACTACATAAACCCAAATACAACCACGAGTCATAACATTGACAGCATTGTTGATTTGATATTGATCGTCTCCACCAACAGTTACTGGTTGACCATGTCTCAATACAGAAACACCTTCAAAAATATCTGTTGAAGTATAAGCGATTGTTAAAGTAGGTTGACCTGCACCGCCAGTAACAGTGTTATTGGAAACAGTTACGTTGTCAATTGCATTATCAACACTAATTAAAATTTCACGACCAGTTCCTGCAACACAAGAAATTCCTGCAAGAGCATCAATCGCAGCAATTAAAGCAGCGAAAGTTGCAGCATGAGATGTCGCATAAACCACTGGAGTAATTGAAAGACCGTTAACCGTCATTGGGATTGAGTTAGAGGCAACAAAGTCTGTTGAATAAGTAACAGAAACTTTATTTTTAAAGATGTTTTTAACATCAGTTCCGCCAACAGTACCTACTACAACAGCTTTACCGAAACCGATCGCTTGTTGAGCATTTCTTGTTTTGATATTGCTATCTTGTAGATTTGCGATTTGTCCGTTGATTGCAACGTCCAATTCGTTTTGATATTTAATAACCATAAGTTTACTCCTTTTTAGTTGAATTTTTGATAAGATCTCTTTGTAGATCCGCATTACTAACGGCTACTGAAGATTGACTAGAATCAGTCTTATTAGAAGCTGCTTTGATATTTTCAGCAAAATTGGCATCTTTTTTGATGTCAATAATGCTGTCGAATCTTGCAGTCAAATAATCCTCACTAACTTCATCAGCTTTAAATTCTTTCGTAAATAAAGTGATAACCTTAGATTTGATTTCCTTGTCAGATAATTTAGAAAGGTCTTCATCTGATTTAAAAAATTCAGATGCTTTTTTTTCTAGATCGATTCTAGCTTGGACTTTGGCTGCAATATCAGCAGTATGATCTTTTTTCAATTCTTCATCAAGTTTTACTTGAATAGAATCTTTTTCACCTGTTACAGTGTCTAATTTAGTTTGTAAATCGGCTTTGTCTTTTGACAAATCCTCTTTATTTTTTTTCAGCTCTGTGTTTTCCGCTTCAATAGAGTCGATCTTCGAAGCGACCTCTTCTGAAACTTCAAACTCTTTGCCATCTAATCGTATTTTTTTCATATTTAGATTGTCATTGAAGTTAGTATTAAAAACACAAATAGCATCTTGACTATCAAGTCGAAGCTTAGCTTTATCGCCAGCTCTTCCTTCATGGACAAGCGCCAAATGATTCCCTCTTATGTTCGTTTGAACATAATCATATCTCTCACCTTTAAATACACCATCTTTTTTCACGAGAGTTACTTTGTAGCCAAATGAAAGGCCACGTTTACCTGATTTTGCATCTTGTACCGCTTGTTTATCGGTAATCTTAATAAATGGAGCTAAATAATTGTCAATCTTCTTAATGTCTTGGCCAGTCATGCCAACAGACAATTCAGATGCATTGTCAATATTCACCATATCTTCTGGATGATTATTGGTGATTGGTTTCATTTTAAATGAATCAATTGCATCTTGACTGAAAACTTCTTCATCAGTTCTTAATTCTCTTTGAACTGAACCATCTGCTCTGCGATATGAAAATACACCAGTCCTAGTTGCAATGGCATATCCTTCTAGGAATCCTTCAGGAGTCTCAGTTAATTTTAACTGATCTAAGTTTATTTCATCAAATCTTAAAACTTGTTCCATGTTAATTATTTTTAATTTCGTAAGTACTATCTAATTTCACTTTCGAATAAAAGAAAGCATTGAAAAAATGGTAACCTTCTTTTTCTTTAACCCTCATAGTCTTTCTGTCAGCCGATAGAGTGTATTTACTGATTCCATCTGCTTGAACATATACAACTAAATTACAATTTTTCTCTTTTGCAATATTTTTAATAGTTTCTTCGTTAACTTTAAATTGTTCATCAGTTGAAAACTCAATGAAATGAACAATTGTCTGTTCTCTCAATTCAGTTGATAAAAGAGTGATTGTCGTAACAACATCTTCGATCTTTTGAACTTTAATAATCTTCACATCTTTAGAATCGTTTGCAACTTTTCTAAGAGCAATATCAGAATCAAACAAATTTTCTCTAGCTAATTGATCAAACTTATCTTGTTTAACAAACATACCAAGATCGATCGAACTGCAAGAGGTGACAAGTAAAACGAGGATTACTGATAAAAATTTCATAAAATTAAAATTTATGTTGTAGTAAACTTAGTAATTATTACAACAATCAAAGTAAAAGTAAACATTTTAATCAAACATAGAATCAGTAATTATCGGTTGTGCAATACAACGACAATTTATCTCGCTTCCAGGATGTCCAATTTTAGGTCCTTTTTCCCAAGTGAAAGTTTCTCCATCTAAAACTTTATGTGTTGGTCTTACTCTTTCATCTTGAGCTGTGGTCCAAACATAAGATACAATTCCCACTTCTTGTTGTCTAAGTTGAGTTAATTGTCCATTGAATTTATTGGTTTGATCTCTTGCAATTAATCTTGCTCTGTTTTCACCAATGCCTTCAGACTTAGAAAGTTCTTCTTGAATTTTTTCAATACCGTTTCCTTGAGAAAGGTTAGAATAAAGGGTTTGTTCAACTCTTGCTTTCTGATCTAACCCCATTTTGGTAATTAAATCTGTATTTTGAGTTTGAAAAAGTTTCAACTGTGTTTCCATGTAAGGCTCTTGGACTATTGGATTCACAGACAAAGATGAATGGATTGTTTTGACAAATTGTTCTTTATTCATCAAAGAAATCTTTTCACCTTGCTCAATAGTAAGTCTCGAAACTCTATTTGGTGTAACTACAGAAATAAAATCAAAATAAGTTTTATCAACGAGTTGTTTTAATTGATCAATCCATGATGCATCTAGCTTTATATCATTTGAATCAGGTCTTAGTGATTTTGATTGGGCAACTAATGATGGTAAAGCAGGAGTAATATTTTCTTTAACTTTATCGTAGAAAATTTTATTGATTTCTGATAATTGTCTTTTGTAAGATCTCTCAACAGCCATTGGATATAACCATTTCTTAGGCTTTTTGATTTTAATCTTGCCTCGATTGGCCATTAAAACTTGTTGCTTTAATAATGGATTTTTTGCCATGATTAATTTGCTTTATTTGGATCAATATTTGTTTGATCTGTTTCTTCGGGAAGCTCAGGAGCATCACCTTCAACAACGGTTTCTACACAATATTTACCATTGCCAAATCTAGAAGTTCTTACTTCATTTGGATCAACAACTCCTGTATTAATGTAGATTTCATCAGTCTTGGCTTGTTCGGCTCTCATTTTAACTTTTTCTTCATCGGTTTGTTGCCATAATGAATTGAACTCTGGGCAATATTCTTCATTTGAATCTAATTCAGAATCTTGGGCATAAGAAATTAAATAAACAAGTTTTTCAAGTTGTTCTAACAAATCTTCTTCTTGATCAGATTTAATTTTGTCGTAATAAATTCTCATTTCACCAGAACCATCGGCTTGTAAACCTTTTGCGCTAGTTCCAAATAAAATTGTACTAGGCACTCCAGTCATACCTGCTAATGTTTCTTGCAATTTACCAAACACGTCTGCAACACCGTTTAATTGTTGAGAGATAGCTTCAAAACTTTCATCATTATCAAGTAAAAGAGTTGTTGACACTGATTTTGCCAAGTCAAATATCTGTGCTCTTGCATCCAATTGTTTTTGTCCATCTTTTGATGCTAAAAGCTGCATCAAATTTTTAATTTTAAGAACGTCGATGTTTGCTTTAAGAAGTGATCTAAACAATGCCTGCAATGCTAAGCCATAATCTTCGAATGTCTCATGAAGTGATTGTAGAATTGAAAGACCCCAATATTTTTCATAACCAGGAGTAACAGCAAGTTCATCTTGAGGATAATATTCGCCTGTAAAAACTAAACATCTTGACTCATGGAAAACTTCCATTTTACCATTGACATTTACAGTAAAAAATTCAGGATCACCATAGTTAGCTTGAGTTGCATCATTGTAATAATTCAACGAATCGATTGTTATGTATTTTCTACTGAAATATTTTAATTTATGAATTGCTTTAATGTTTTTAATGTCGACCTGTTCGTTGGGAAGCTTACCGTCTTCAATCACCATGAAGATTAACGCACCACCAAAAAGTTTAGAAGCACGAAGTGCATTCTTAAATTCTTTTTTAGCTTTAAGTGATTTTAAATAATTCAAAACTTTGCCATCAGTGTCTTCAGGTATTGTAATCCATTGACGAATCATATCATCAACAACTAAATCGATATAGCGCTTAGCAAGGCCGTTGCCTACATAAATCGAAGCGATAGTTGAATCATCAGCAAGACTCAAATTGAATCCTGTGTTGCCACTAACCTTTTGACCAATCTTTTTGGCGGTATCAACATAGCCATCAGCTTTCATTTGCTCTTTGATGGTTAATTCTTTAGTTGTTTTTTTATCTTGAGCCATAGATTTTAACTTCGTTTAATAATCCAGAATAATTCATAGGACGCAATTTTAGATCAGCAGATTCAAAAAGTAAATCTTTTACTGCGTAAGTCAACGTGTCGACTTGATCTTTCTTCTTTTTGGCATCTTTGATGGTTTTAGGTGAAAAGATCAATAATTCTTTTTCTAAAACAGGAAGCCATGGTGCATTTTTAGGAAATAAAACTTGTCCTGATTCCATTCTAGGCAATATGTCATTAGCTCTAGATATTTTATCGGCTTCAGGTAAAAGCTTAGTAATTGGTATGTTTGTCTCATCTTCTAAGTCTTGAATCAAGCCGGATCCTGATGATTTATCCTCAATTGCAAATTTGATAAGTTCACCTTGATTGTCAAGGCTGTACATATCAGGAACCCAATCATCACAATGAATCAGAGGTGATGAAAGGTCTTTGGCATGTTTGTTCCAAAATTCTTTTGATGCCACTAAAAGTTTCGGTGATGTTAGTTTCTTCCTCATTACATCAATCAGATATGCAAACTTTCTTCCTTCAACATAACGAACACCCCAACACATGAAAACACTGTAATCGTTAATTGTTCCTTCTTTTTGAGCAGTATCGGCATAAATGGCACGAAAATCAAACTTAGGGGCATAAGTGAAGTATTTGAAATACTCTTTTTTGAAGATCTCACCGTCGGCAGGAACAGTTTGTTGTTTGTATTGAGCATTGTAGTTCTTGCTGCCCATGTTTTTAATATCTTCATCCATTTCTGTTTGGCTATATCGCTTTTCATCAAGCCATTCACCTTCTTTAACTTCTTTTTTGAAATCACCGAATGTAAAAATTCTTCGTTCATCAAATCTAATTGGTAAAACTAAACTCTCCCAAGTCTTATCCACAAAGACTCCGGTAAAATCATGTTCATGAAGTCTTTGTTGGTTGTTGATAAATATTCCGTTCTTTTTATCATCAAACCTTGAAAACAATGTGTTACTACACCATTCAATACAACTTTCTGTTTTTGTTGTTGAATTTGCCTCATCTGGATTCATTAAATCATCACCTACAATAACGTCTCCACCCTTACCAGTTATTGATCCATGAGTAGATGCAGCAATTCTTCTTCCACCTTCTGTTGTAATGAATTGTTTTTGTGTGTTTTTAGTTATTGCTTCATTTTCATCATCTTCAGCAGAATTACTAAGACTAAATTTAGGGAATGCGTCTTTGAACCATGACTGGTTTGCTATTGTTCGACATTTTTGATGAATTTCTTGACTTAATTCAGCTGAATATGATGCACAAATAAAATTCACCCAAGGTTCATCTCCTAACCACCACATAGGAAAAGCAACTGAAACTTGTAAAGTCTTACCGAAACGAGGAGGCATGTTAATGTTTCCTCGTTTAAATTGACCCATTCTAGCTCCCATTAAAAACTCAGAAATAGCATCGATATACCATGCCATTTGAAATTGTCTGTTTTTATGTAGAGCTAGGAATGTCCTATGATAGAATGGAGAAATACTCGATTGTAGCAAATGATTTAAAGTTTTTCTAGAGTAAAGATCAACCGACATTATTTTTTTGAATTGGTTAATTTATCGGCTTCTTTTTTAATTTGCCTTTCAATAATTTGCTTTTCTTCTTCAGTTAAAACTGTAGTTTCTGTTTTAACGTTTGCATCTATTACACTTTTGCTAATTGGTTTTCCTTCCATCCGATCACAAATTGCTTCCCATGCATTAAGCTTAGTTTGTTCATTAGCCCTTTTAGAAACTGCAATTTTTAACATCGAATAAGCAGCGACTCCAATCTTAGCAACTATCTCGGCTTGTTTATCGTCTCCTGCGCTCTTCAGTTCGTCAGAAGTCTTTTTAGTAAGGAACTCTAGGCCGATCTCGAAACAATGCTTCAGGTCTCGTTTTTCTCGTCTTACCTCACCTGATTTTATGCCGCCCATACTTCCTATTTTTCTTGCTTCGCTCTTGGTTCTGATAGGAATTAAATTTTTCTCATTGGCCATTGTGATTGATAAATTTTTTTGTTGATCGAATAACTCCAATTGTAGTTTCCTAATGCCCAAAAGTAAACATTTTAGTTTAAAGCAATTATTTTTAACGCTTCAGCTCGAGTTACAGTGAAAAGGTTTCACATAAAACACTACTAAAACCTCATCTAAACCAACACCGGACAAACTCCAGGTCGAAAAAGGTAACGGTTACGCATCTAAATCCATATTCTCTTCTATACAAATGTAATATTTCTATTTTTATTATTCTCTTTTTATATATTTCTTATTTTGTATAATATTAATTTATATTATTTATTTGTAACCTGTAACTATATAATATAAATATAATAAAAAGAAGCAATAGAATCAACACTTCAGACGAAAAATAAAAAAGGATACGATTTTTTAGGAAATCGTATCCTATATTGTAACCGTATCTAAAGATCAAGTCGCACTAGTCGGTAATGTCCGACTTGTGCGACTTGACCCGACATGATATTGAGGAATTTAGGTCTTTTTCTAAAGATCAAGTCGCACAAGTAGATAATGTCCGACTTGTGCGACAAGACCCGACATGATATTGAGGAATTTAGGTCTTTTTCTAAAGATCAAGTCGCACTAGTCGGTAATGTCCGACTTGTGCGACAAGACCCGACATGATATTGAG